TACACTTAAGTCATTTACTTTAGCCATCTTAATACCAGTAGCAAAATCTGGTAAAGCTGTAAGTGTAGCTGTTGAATAGTTGCTACCATTATCAGCAGAAAGTTTTAAAATTATATCTGTATTTAATGCGTTAGTTCCAGCATTGTCTTGATAAGTAATTACTGCACCCATTTTTGAAGTTGATGATGCTGTGATTGCATTTCCTTCAAATGAGCCAGTTGCATTTGTTGATGTTACTTGATTTGGTGTAAATACTGATGTTCCAGCAGATTGAGTTACATCATATCTATCTGTGTTTGATATTCTTACCTCATCTATGTAACCATAAAACCATTCATTACCACCATTTGACCTATTTCCATACATTATAATTCCACCACCACTATTCATAGTGTTTCCATTATAAAAATTATCTGAACCTTTATAAACTCCATCATGGAAACTATATAATGTTCCACTTTTTCTTACATAAGCGATATGATGCCAATCTGTGTTAGTAGTCGGAAAAGTTTGATTCCAATTATAATTACCAGAATAATCACCATAAGTATTCCAATTGGTAGTACTACCTCCTTGATAACCCCATGAAAGTCCAGGTGTAGAACCACTTGAAGGTGTTCCTGTATTTCCTATTGACATTATTCTTTCAGTATTAGTAGGTGAACCAGAACTATAATATTTAAACCAATGCTCAATAGTAAAATCTCCTGTAGTTGGAAAAGCAACAGAACCATCATGACTATTCAAATCTGATGTGCTTACATATTCATCAGAACCATTAAAAAATAAAGAATGAGTTCCAAATTTTTTTGTTGAAGTAGTAAAATTACCTGAATCCATATTATTACCAGTAAATTGTCCACCCATATTATTTGATGAGCTATCAGTATAATCTCCATTAAAATGTTGTAATAAAATTGTATTACTATCGTTTGAAAATTCATCTTGTGTTGTATAGACACTAGCTATATATTCATCTGAACTTCTTGATGTGTTAGTTAAACTTGTAACTCCAGAACTATCTTGAAATACATCAAAGGAAGCAGAATTAGTATTAGACGCATTAAGATTTTCTTGCGTGTGTACTCTTAATCCTAAAGTAGAAATATCATTGACAATTTTATTATCATCAAATGATGTTGCGTGTTGTGATACATTAGATGCTGCTATTCTTGCGTCTGCAAATGTTCCTGACGCAATTGAACTTGCGGGAAATACATATTTTAAATCTTTATAATTAGCCATATTATTTTTCTCTTAATAACCATCCTTGAGTTGAATCAACATAAACTAATGTAAAAGCAGCTCTTTCAGTTGACACTGTCATATCTGATGCTGCACCTTGAATGTTATGTCCATTTCTTCCAATTGTTATATTATTTGTATCTGCTGTTCCAGCATAATCTATTATCGCAATCTCATTTCCAATAGTTGCAGATGCTGGTAAAGTTGCCGTAATAACTCCACTCGTTGTATTTATAAAATATCCCTCTCCTGCGACTGCAGTAAAGTTAGCGGTTTTTATTGCTTGCCATGCAGTTCCAGCTGCACCAACTGGTAAATTTACGGTTGCATTAGTTAAATTAATAGTGTCACCAGCTTCACCAATTTGTAAATTAGTTCCTGACTGTGGTATTACTTTATCTACTTCTATCTGACTCATTATATAACTACCAAATTACCTGTTACTGTTACTGTACCAGTTACGGTTACAGGACCTGCTAAAACTCCTGAATCAATTGTTTGTGAATCAGAAATTGTTGAAGCATGTGTATTAATATAAGTTGAAGCTGTCATACCTGCTGACGGAGCTCTCTTTGCAGGGTAAGTACAAAATACAGTTTTAGTTCCAGCGCTAAAATCTACTTTATTGTCTGAGTTTGAAGAGGAGATAACGGTATCTCTTGAAAGTGTATCAGTACCTGCATCAGTTACTGTTCCAATACCGACTTCAAATTCAGCAGTTCCATCTAGTGCTATCGCATAAAACGTACTATTAGTTGTACCAATACCTGCAACAAAAGTTTCGAAACCTACTTCAGTTCCTGTTAAACTAAATGTTCCAGTACCAGTAGTTGTACTAGTCTGCTTTACTCTGTCATTTAATACAAATGCCATTTATTAATCCTTATTATTACGCGTCGCCTAATCTGATAATAGCATTTGATGAATCATTTGTAGGGAACTGGATGACGAAGTCACCATTAGTTGCCGTTTTATTTCCACCAAAATCTAAAACCAGTACAAGCTGATTACCGCCACCAGTTGATTTATATATAGCAGCTCCTGCAGCAGTCAAAGTTACAGATGAAAAAGTTAAATCAGCGAAATCAATAAAAGCAATATTAGAAGTTATTGATACACCACTGTTTGTTAACGTATTTCCAGCTGTTGTATAGTTTGTACCAGATGAAGAAACTTCGTTTCCTGTTTGGTAAACTGTTGATGACGTACTGTATCCTGAGATACTAGTATATAAAGCACACTTGAATGTATTTCCTCCATTACCAGAAGTATCAAAATTAAATACTCCTTTTAACAGATTTGTTTTAAACGAATCAGGTACTATGTTTGCCATTTCTTATCTCCTTATTATGGTGATGGTGATTTAATACTATTACGAATAACACCATCTTGATATTCGTCTCTGCGTCTTCTACCTTCTTGTTCGATAGAATACGATGCTCCAGCTCTCTTATAAGATGCTTCGTAGTATTGTAACATATCTACTGGACCTTTCAAGTATCCATATGCTTCTACAAGCGATGCGTATAAAAGTAAATCTTGATATTTGTTAGACAGGTAAGTTCCAGAACCACTTTTTGAAGCGTCTGTAAGACTTACCGGTTGTTTCATATAAGCAAGTGTAATCTCATAAGTAGCGTTTGGTGTAGGTGCTACTACCCAAAAATTAGCGTCCCAGTTTGCATAGTATTTTGGAATACCTGATGCTGTGCTAGGTGTATCATAGAAAGCAGCCATATAACTTGTGTCTTTCTTTTCTAAAAACGTTTGCACATTTGGATTTACATTTGTATTTTTTAATTGTACGTATCTAATATTTCTAAGGTCAGAAGGTATTGTTACAAATCTATTTCCAACAGCAAGATTAGATGTAGCGTAGTGTCTGTTATCATCTGAGTCTATTTCTCTATAAATTCTGTTCTCTGCATTTTGTATAAATCTATTTACAACTGCAGTTGTTAAAACACCATCATCAACTTCAGTGTAGTTTCTAATATCATCTGTTAAATTTGTTAAAGTGTATGCCATTATGCGTCTAAAGTTACTGGTCCTGCTGTAACTGTCATTCCTCCTGATTGTTCTGTTATAGTCGGAGTTGATCCTAATGTAAACGTGTAGTTATCTGTGCTTGTAACTGTTATTGAAAAACCAGAACCTGCAGTAAATGCAGTAGGAGCCAGGCCTCCTGGAAAACCTTCTACGTTTCTAAATCTTACAGTGTCATTAGTAGATCTTCCATGATTAATATCTGTTACAGTTATTGTTGTAGACCCACTAGTCATTGAAAATGGATTAGGGCCCAGTAATCTAGCAACTGCAGGCTCAACTCTATCTGGTCTTGCATTTCTTAAACCTTGTGGCTCTGCCATAAATCTTTTTGGTTCTAGTTGTGGATGTTTCTTTTCAAATTCTGAAATGTGCACTCTTGATCCATTCCACTCTATAGCCATTTCTTTATATGGAAACTCTAAACCAGATCTATCTGAAATAAATTTTGCATGTTTACCAACAGCCATTAGTTAACCTCCGTAAAATATGATTTAGGTGTAATGAAAGAACTAGAAGAAGATCCATCTTCTTGTAATGCTCTTTTTAATTCATCTTCATAATATAGTTTAAATTCTTGTGTTCTTTGTGGTGCATATTTTTGAGATAAATAAAAAGATAAACCTGATACCATGCAAGGTACAAATCTATATGGTACATCAGTTGCATTAGTGTAAGCTCCTGCATCTTGTATTCTTCTTACGTAGTAATAGTTTAAAAGTTTACCAGCTTGAGATGCACCTGGTGTTTGATATAAAGTAATTGTAACTTTATCTATAAATCTCTGTACAAAATATTGTGAAGGTTGACCTGTAGAAGTTTTATTTGCTAAAGCTTGATATGCAGATCTGGCTATTTTAGTTAAAGGTGTATCAACGTTGTTATCTCTAAAACTTGCTTCTAATACATCATCAACACCATAAACTGCTGTAGTACTAGAAGTACCATCTGCAGTATTTCTAAACATAGTATATACTGCTTGTCCGTTTACTAATGTAATATTATTATTTTGAACTTCCCAATAATGAAGACCACGGTTAGCCCACTCTTGAAACATTATATCTAATGTTCTTCTAGATGTTTTTAATTGGTATCCAGTTACATTCTGTATACCCATTCTTTCAAATGCTTCTTCTATTATTTCAAACTCGTATGTTCCAGAGGTTGTGTTAGCCATCTAGCCTCCTACTTATCAATAATAACAGTTACAGTTGCATTTGATATAGCAGAAACTGTCATTCCACCTTCAAACACTATTCCATCCTCTGCTAAATTGTATGAAAAAACATCTCCTGCTGGTACATCTACTTGAAACTGTGTTACTGAGTTTCCGTCTTGTAAAGTAACTGAACCTGCAGAACCAGATGAAGCTAAAATAATTCCTCTTAATCTAGTTCTTCCTCCGAATACTGAACCTGTTCCTGTTTTTCTAACTGCTTTTACGTCTGATTTCATTATCCCGTATATCCTATTGTTACTGAATCTGTATTTGTTAGATCTAGGAATACACCATTTTTAAATCTAATTCCACTACCTGGTACAAAAACATCTAAACCCTCTGTACCAAACTTAGCTTGAAATTCTAATGATCCTGCATTTGAAGTACCATCATGTAATTTTACAAGAGATCCAGAAACCCCATGTGCCATTATATAAGTTACTCTGCAAGGACCAAGATTAGTTCCACCGCCAGTAATAGTTTTAAATCTACCGTCTGCCGTTAATGTTGTAAACTTTTGATCACTTGAAAACGATCCACCGCCTGCCATAATTTTCTCCTTAGATTATGTGGACCCGAAGGTCCACACTAATTTTATTTATTATGATGACGCAATATTTCCAAGCGTGTCACATCTTTTCCAGTTTGATCCATCTGAAAAAGCATATACTGCTGCGCCTGCTGCACCATTGTCAACAAAAATCATTACGCCTTTGTTGCTAGCTGCTTCTAATGAATCAGTTCCATTAGTAACAGTGTTTGCATCAGTAACAGACCAAGTGTTAGTTCCACCTTGTTGAGTGTCACCTGCATTTGGGTTAGGTCCACCAATAAATCCATTAAGGGATGTTACTGGTCCTTTAAATGTAGTGTTTGCCATGTTTGTATCCTCCTAGTTTTTCGAACATAGTCTCTAGGCCGTCGACTGTACTCGTCTATGCTCTTTTAATATTATACAGTATAAAAACTATATACTACATTTTAGTAGAGCGCAAGAGAGCCTGTGGTGTGGATTGGATTTTTCCAACGATGTAGCTTTTGACTAAGTAGCTACTGAAACTTGTGGAGCGGCACCTTCAATAGTATTTTGCCTGTGAGCAATAGCTGCTTCTTCCAGCTTAATGTCAGTGATGATTTGTTTAACTTTGTCATCAATTCTGACCATTTCAAGAGTATACCTACCATT